GTCGCAAAGCGTCTACAACAACTCGCAGGCATTCTATAACATTTTAGGAGATAAATCATATGTCAGGTGTATCAGAATTTATCAACGAAGCCGGTTCAGCACACCGTGTAGTAGTTGAAAAGACCCGCCAATTGGCAGGCAAGTGGGAAAAGTCAGGACTTCTCGAAGGTTTAACTGGCCACGAAAAGCAAAGTATGGCAGTGATGCTTGAAAACCAAGCAACACAACTTCTTTCAGAAGCAACAACCACCAATCCGGGTGGATCAGGCACAGCTGGTGAAAACTGGGCAGGTGTCGCACTTCCATTAGTTCGTAAGGTATTCGGTTCAATCGCATCGAAGAACTTCGTATCAGTACAACCAATGAACTTACCAGCAGGTTTGGTATTCTTCATGGACTTCAAGTATGCAAACACAGTAAACGGTAAGACAGCAGGTGGTTCACTCTATGGTACAACCAGTGGTTCAGGTGTTCTTCCACGTGGTGGTTTCTACGGTGCTGGTGAATATGCATACTCAGTAAATGATGCAACATTAACACTTGCACCAGCAATCGCTTCTGGTTCAGCAGTATCATACAGTGATGTAAATTACAATGATACATACTCATCATCATTTGCATCATTCTTCAAGTTCGTTGTTCCAGCAGTAAGTTTCTCAAATGCAGATTTCAACGCAGTTCGTTCATTCCGCGTAACAACAAACGTTGCAAATAGTGCACTTCTTCCAGAATTCACTAAGTATGACGGAACAAATGTTACACTTATCGTAAGTGGAACATCAGCTCTCGGTGCTATGGTTTCAATGTCAGCAGTTGAATTCAGTAAGCAACCAACAGACACCACTCGTGGTGACTTCGAAGATCGTGATAACTCAACAACAAACTTGAACATTCCACAAATTGATTTGGAACTTCGTTCAGAAACAATCGTAGCAAAGACCCGTAAGTTGAAGGCAGTCTGGTCACCAGAACTTGCACAAGACTTGAACGCATACCACAGTGTTGATGCAGAAGCAGAATTAACAGCAATGTTAAGTGATTACATCTCAACTGAAATCGACCTTGAAATCCTTGATATGTTAATTGCAAATGCAACAACCACCGAATTCTATTCGGCAGAAGTTGGTAAGGTATGGAACGGTTCCGCATTCGTAACAAGTCCAACACTCGCTGGTCAAGCTTGGACAACAATGACCTGGTTCCAAACCCTCGGTCAAAAGATGCAAAAGGTGTCAAACCGTATTCATCAATTGACAATGAGAGGTGGTGCAAACTTCGCAGTATGTTCACCAACCGTTGCAACGATCCTAGAAACAATCCCAGGATTTATGGCAGCAACAGACGGTGATAAGATGGAATTTGCAGGTGGTGTAACAAAGGTTGGTTCATTCCAAAACCGTTACACAATCTACAAGAACCCATACATGACAGAAAACGTAATGTTAATGGGCTTCCGCGGTTCTAACTTCTTAGAAACCGGCGCAGTATACGCACCATATATCCCACTTATCATGACTCCTTTGGTATACGATCCAAACAACTTCACACCACGTAGAGGCGTAATGACCCGCTACGCTAAGAAGATCGTACGTCCAGAATTCTTCGGTAAGATCTTCATCGACGGATTGGCAACAGTCTAATTGATGTAGAAGGGTAGTACATTAGAAATTGGGGTGGCCGAAAGGTCACCCCTTTTTCTTTTTATATAAAGTAAACTACTATTTATACTATAGAGTTTTTCTATTTGTGAGATTATTATGGCAATATTAAGTGATGACCCAATCGTTTATGATGGTAGTCCAGTAAATCCAAGTGGTATTACACCATTTGGTATATTCGATGATGAATCGGCATTCCAATCCGATGCACCACGAGTTGCAGAATATGTTGCTCGTCGTTTGGGATATCCTGTATTAGATGTGGAACTAGTTGACAAAATGATATATACTTGTTTTGAAGAAGCCGCAATGACATATGGTTCACAAGTAAATCAATTTCAAGCTCGTGAACATATGCTCACGCTTCAGGGATTAACAACAGGTAGTACATTAACTCAAAAAAATATAATTGGAACACCATTACAACAATTAGTACGTATTGCGTCTGATTATGGTACAGAAGCACAATCTGGTGGTGATGTACGAGTTAAACAGGGATATATTTCTGCATCAGCATACACCCAATCATATGATTTAAAAAGATTGTGGTCGGATGTACACGAAAGTGGAAAAGCAATTGAAATTCGTCGTGTGTATCATTACATGCCACCCGCAGTTGCTCGTTACTATGACCCATTCGCAACCACGGGTCTTGGGTTAACCAACTTGATGAGTGAATTTGGATTTGACGGATTTTCACCACCAGTGACATTCGTGATGATGCCAGCATACGAAGATTTACTCCGTATTCAAGCAATTGAAATCAACGATATGATACGTAAGAGTCAATATTCGTTTGAAATCTCGGATAATGTTATTCGTTTTTCACCAATCTTTAACAAAGAAGCAACCGTATGGTTTGATTATATGGTGGTGGATGATAAGATTGGTGCAAACAAAACATATAATACAGGAAGTAATGTTGTAGCAGATTATTCTAATATCCCATATAGCCATATACCATATTATACAATAAACTCCATCGGTAAAAACTGGATTTTTAGATACACATTAGCATTAGCAAAAGACACATTAGGTAATGTTCGTGGCAAATATGATAATGTACCTATCCCAGACCAAATAATTAAATTGGATGGTGACCTTCTTCGTCGTGAAGGTAAGGAAGAAAAAGATTTACTTATCAAAGAAATTCGTGATACATTAGAACAAACTGGCTTACAAGCACAAATGAAGAAGCAAGCAGAAAATGCAAAGTATATGCAAGAAATGTTTAGTAAAGTGCCAACTTTAATCTACATAGGATAATATGCCACGTTTCGTATCTCAAAAAGATTTTAATTTTTTTCAACACATCAATCGTGAATTATTATTTGATGTGGTGGATGTAGACGTTATTTTATATAAAATCGCTTTGGAAACAACCGCTATCAATTTGTACGGTGAAGCAACTGAAAAAGCACGTTATACTGGTGTAGAATTAAAAGCACTGGTCAAATATCCAAAAGTACAACCAGAAACAAAAGATGGATTTGGTGTTGACGTTACACAAAATGTTGAATTTAGATTTGCTCGTAAAATGTTACAAGAAGTAGACACATATCCAGAACCAGGTGATATTGTAGGATATAATGGATTGTTCTATGAAATAGATATGACCCAAGATTCACAACTTGTGGCAGGACAACCAGAATATTCTACTTCATTATTATGTATCGCACATCTCACTCGTCGTAGTGGTATTCAAATTGAGGAGGCTGGAATGTATGGCGGAATATAGTAATAGAAAAGCTACAGACCATATCAGAAAAGCTACAGATTTACAAGTTCCAACCGAACGTGAAAATCGTGGGAATGATACAAAAAGTGATAAAGAAAGTACACCGATAACTGTTACTTTATTAACCATAGACGAAACACTAATAAAGTATTTATCTGAAAAAATAGAACCAATCGTAACACAAGACGGTAAATCGGTCAAGGTACCTATTATTTACGGTAATCCTGAAAGATGGAAGAGTGTTCAAAAAGACGGTGTTTTACGCGACAAGTTTAACAAAATACAACTACCAATTATTATGTTGCGTAGAACCAGTATGAAAAAGAGTAAACAAAACTCACCAGTAAACAAGTATATTGGATACGAATTTGAAACTGGGTGGAACAAATACAATCCATACGATAGATTCGCAGCCGTAAACGGTATAAAACCAGTAAAGAAGTATGTAACGACATTCAAACCAGATTATTTTGATTTAACATACGAATGTATGATTTGGACAGAATATATGGAACAAATGAATAGACTTGTAGAACAAGTTTCATTTGAAGATGATGAATATTGGGGTAATAGAGCACAGTATAAATTTTTGACCAGTATAAATGAATATAAGACCGATACTGTACTACCAAATATACAAGATAGACTAGTTAGAACGTCATTTAATTTAAATGTATCGGCATACCTACTTCCAGAGAAAATGGTGGGTAAAACTGGTCAGACTATACAAACATCGCAAGAACGATATTCGGTCAAAAAAATTGTTACTTTTAGTGAAATAGAAGAGGGTTAAAAGTAATCTTTGACGAAAATAATCTATATTTATAATACGAGTACAAATATATTAAAGGAGGTTATATGAGTGAAGTACAAAAGTTAACAGATGAAGAATTATCATCTGTTAAAAGTTTGCGTGAAGAAATTATCGGTGCAATTTCCACAGTCGGTCAGTTAAAATTAACACACGATTTGATGGAAGAAGATTTGGCATCTGTAAAATCAAAACTTACTGAGCATGTTGTAAAGTACAAAGAATTGCTCACTAAGGAAAAGGAATTAATCGACGTATTTATGAAAAAATATGGAATAGGTTCTTTAGATATCGAAACTGGTGTATTTACCCCTGAGCAATAAGTAATATTGGAGATTCCGTATGGCAGAACGCATTGTTAGTCCTGGCGTTTTCACACAAGAACGTGACCTTAGTTTCCTAGAACAAGGGGTCGGTGAAATTGCTGGTGCATTTATTGGTCCAACACCAAAAGGACCAGCATTTATTCCAACT